AGGTTATTATTTCTATCGTAATCTTTCAGGAAAGAAGGCCGAGTTTGTTTATACGGGAGTGAAACTGCCATGATCGGAGTTGTTGTTGCCGTGCTGATCTTGATTCTATTGGCAATTCTGATTAGTTACGTGCCACGAATTTCAGAGACCATGCGAGTAGTCTTATTCGTGGCTTTGGTTGTCTTGACCTTGCTGTATCTCCTACGTGGAAGCATTTTGTGAGTGACCCAAACAGAAGAAAGAGTGCTGAACCTAGCAATCGAGTGGCGCATGTCACGATATGCGGTTGCGGAAGCGTTGATCGAATCAGACTTGAGATATGCGATTGATTTATTGATTAAAGAACGCCGGGAAGCGGAAGTAAGAAAAAGTGAAAAAGGCCAGTAAAAATGAGGATCGTCCACCGAGTGGAGACCGGGGACGTCTCACGCTCAAACAGCGGAAGTTCGGCCTTGCATTTGTTGGTGAAGCGAATGGTAACGGAGTTGAGGCCGCACGGTTGGCCAGATATAAGGGAAGCGATCTAACCCTTGCTGTTGTGGCTCATGAAAACCTAAGAAAACCTAATATCCAGCGTTTCATTGAACAATTGCGATCTAAAGCAGAGGCTCAAGCCGCGGCACACATCCTGAGTGCAACGGAAGTGCTTGTTGGCCTAACGCGATTCGCTAAGGCAGATGTCGCGGATCTGTTTCCCGAAAATGAATGGATGCAAGAAGCCAAACAGCGCGGTGTATCGCGGCTAATTAAGAGCATTAACTTCGACAAAGACACGGGTAAACTCACAAAACTGGAATTGCACAACGCGCACGGAGCACACGTTGATCTTGGTAAGTACCACAAACTGTTTGTTGACAAACTGGAAATTGTTCAGCCGGAGGATTTAGATGCAGCCCTTGAGCGAGAACTGGCGCGAGTGGCCGGAGCCGATCAAGAGGCAGGCGCTGGCGAAACTCCGAGCGAGACAGTTCACTAATCCGCTCGCCAAATATCAAACCCGCCCACAAGCCTACGCCAGAGAGGTCCTTGGTGTTTCCCTCACTCCGAATCAGGATGAGATGCTGCAAAGCGTTTTGGATAAGCGCCGAACGCTGGTCAAAGCCTCGCATGCGGTAGGAAAGACCTTTACAGCCGCAGTTGCTACTTCGTGGTGGTACGACTGTTGGTCGAAGCATATCGGGTATATCACAGCGCCAACGTGGCCACAGGCGCTCGGGCTTACATTCAAACAACTAAAAACACTGCGTCGGGCTAAAGGCTTGCCCGGAATAATCCTGGATACTGGAATAATCCGTGATGCCGACAAATTGAAAGAAGGCGAGCATTATGTCCGAGCTCTGAATGCGGAGAAGGGCGAAGGTTTTCAAGGCGAGCATTCAGCGCCGATCCTGATCGTGATCGAGGAAGGCGTTGGTGTTCCGAAATACATTTGGGATGCGGTCGGTGGTCTGATGACGCATCCAGATAACCGAGTGTTTGCGATTGGCAACCCTACAGATGAAGCGACGGAGTTTGGCCTTGCCTCGGAATCGTCGCTGTACAACACGCTTTCAATCTCAGCGCTGAACCATCCGAACATAATTGCGGAACTGCGAGGGGAAAGACCGCCGTTCCCTGACGCCGTTCGGCTGCTGTGGCTGTATGAAATGCTGGAGAAGGAGTGCGAACTAGTTGACAAGGCTTCGGAGGATTCATTTCCGTTCGTGTCTTTACCTGAGATAAAGAACGCACTTGAAGGCACGACCGCAAATCTGGAGGAGAAATGGGAGTACATGCCCACGGCATACTTCCAAGGCCGGGTTCTCGGAGAATTTCCTACCCAGGCAGATCAACAGGTGATTCCGAAGGCATGGCTTAAACACCAGCCGGTACTTGAGCCCGGCCCCAAAGACATGCCAGAACTTGGATCGGACGTCGCGAGATTCGGGGATGACCGGACCACGATCTTTGTGAGGCGCGGACCATGCCTGATGTCAGGGCGAGAGATCCGCAAGATGGATGGACTCGAGGTAGCGCACGCGTGCATGGATGACGCGTTGACCGCCGTGCGGGCGTGGAAAGGCGAGACATGGTGCTCGGAAACCAGTACGGAAGAGCAGATCAAGATTGCAAAACGGGTTCCGATCAAGATCGACACAACCGGCGGGCCGGGTATGGGGCCGTACTTTGTTCTGAAAACTGCGGGTTATAACGCCATCGGAGTCAATTCGAGCGAGCCCGCGCAGGATCGGGAGCAGTACAAGAATAAGCGCAGTGAGTTGTGGTTTGACGTTCGCAAACGAGCGCAGGAAAAGCGCCTTGACTTCTCGCGACTGCGGCAAGACATCCGCGTAAAGTTGGAGCGCGAGTGGTCTACGCCGAAGTATAAGGCACCGGGCTACAAGGTTGTTGAGGAAAAAGAGAAGATGAAGGCGCGGCTTGGGTTCTCTCCCGATTTGGCAGACGGAGCAAATCTCGCGTTCTATAGCGTGCAGCAAACGATAGGTGTTAAGCCTCACGTAGTAGCCCAACAAAACCCTTGGGTGATACGGTAGGAAAATGAGATAATCGCACTCTATGGCTAACGAGAATCCGACTTACGCGACAATGATGGCTGACGGTTACGACCGCGCTGTATGGTGCGAACCGTGCGGCCACTACTTACTACATCGCGCGCTTGATAATGACGTGTTTGAATGCGCGATCTGCCACGGTAAGCAGCACCTACCGATGACGGATCGCGAGTGGATGCTCAAATACGCGCCGCATGGCTACCGCTACATGAAGAATCGCATCCCGTTCGAGGTGCTGGATATGGCTGTCTCGCCTTCTGATATTCTATCGATCGAGATCGACCACCTTCACCGCAAAATGGAGAGGGAAACCGAAGGCGGATTCGAGGCCGCTGTGTTCACGCGCGTTTCAGTCTACCCAAAACAAGTAGGGGAGTCGCTCAACCACCTTGATCCATTGCTGCCTCGCCTCGGCATTGAGATTGAGATCCGACAACCGACAGCGGCGGCAACCCCATGAGCAAGTGTAAATTCATCACAACCAATCCCGAGACTTTCGACTTCGAGCAAGTGTGCCCAAACGAAGGAACAGGAGTGCACGGCTGGTGCGAGGTGCATGAGAACGCGATTGCGGTACAGATCCGAGCGAGGGCCGCAACCTACAGCGAGAGCGCGGCTGCGGAGGCGGTACGCCTGTTCTCTGCGGGCCAGTCGGCGCACCTCGCGCTTACGTCCGCGTTGGGGTTCGTGCCATGAGCAACATGTACTACCGCAAACGCTACACGTGCGATCAGGACTGCACATGGGGCGGCTGTCCCGGCCATGAACTCGTGCTCGGCGTTCACAACACCTCAGACACGCTTTCGGTCAGCGTTGACGGAGAAATCAAGACTGTCTTTGGTGACAACCAATTCTGCGCATTGATGGACCTCGCAGAGCAGAAACCAGAAGACTCATTCCATCCCGCAAAATAAACCTCACAAATACGTTACTTTCGGGCGATGCCCGATCCCGCCAAGCCAAGATCTCAATTCTCTGAAATAGGTGTAACTGGTTTAGTCCAGTATGCGGGATACGTTCGTGAAGAAATCCTTGCTGAACTCACCGGACCACGCTGGGTTAAGAACGTCCGCGCGATGCAGAACGACCCGATTGTATCGGCGGCGTTCTTTGTTATCGACATGCTCACGCGCCAAGTTACGTGGGAAGTCAAAGCCAACGATAAAGATCCGCAGGGCGAACAGAGCGCGGAATTCCTTCGCGAGTGCATTGATGATATGTGCACGCCGTGGAAGGAAACGATCAGCGAGATTCATTCTTATCTCCCGTGGGGCTGGAGCTGGCAGGAAATTGTCTACAAGAAACGTAATGGTGACTCGCGCGATCCCGAACTGGCAAGCAAGTTCACGGATGGCAGAGTCGGCTGGGCGAAGTGGCCGATCAGAGCGCAGGAGTCGCTAGATCATTGGCAGTTTGGTCCAAACGGGCAGATCGAAGGACTATGGCAGCGAGCCGCGCCTGATTATCAACTACGCTTTATCCCGGCTGAGAAGTCGCTGCACTTCCGCACAACTTCACATAAGAACAACCCAGAAGGCCGGCCGTTATGTAAGCCAATCTTCGAGCCGTGGTATTTCAGAAAGAATATCAAGAGATTTGAGGCAATTGGTATTGAGCGAGACCTCGCTGGCGTCCCATACCTCACCCTTCCTGCTGAGTACATGGCAGAAGAGGCCCCGCCCGAACTCAAAGCAACCTACGAGATGGTGAAAGAGATTGGTACGGGCCTGAATCAAAACACGATGGCCTGCATCATTCTCCCTTCGGACACTTACGACGGTACACAGGTCAAGAAGTTCAGCGCAGAGCTTTTGAGCACGGCAGGCGAGAAACAGATCGAAGCGCGACCCGTCATTGAAGCCCTCAACCTCGAGATCCTGCTCACGGTCTTAGCTGACGTGATCATGATGGGCCACGAAAAACTAGGATCATTCGCGCTTTCTTCAAACAAAACAAACTTACTTGGATACGCTCTCGGTGGCTTCCTTGATTCCGATGAGGAAATAATTAACCGCTACGCAGTGCCTCGCCTGTTTCGTCTTAACGGCCTGCCTACGGACAGCCTGCCCAAAGTGAGTCACGGCGACATCGAGAGCCTTGATCTGATGGAAGTTGCGAATTACCTGAAGACGCTTTCGGATGCGGGATTCACACCGACTGGCGATCAATTAACTTACCTGGTCAAGCAAACGGGCCAACCAGTTCCAGAAGATCCTGAAGAGATGAGAAAGCAGCAACCAGAGCCAGTCGCGCCGCAATCGGAAAATAAACCTCCGAATTCTGGTACAAAACCTAACGATGACGAAGAGACGGCCCTACATGACGGCTACCTATATAACGGCGAAGCACGCTGAGATGTTGGATGACGCCCGACGCCGCAAGCTGCGCACGGATGCTTTATGTATCGGCATTTGGGTGTTCACGATGATATTCGTTTGGGCATTCGGAAAATGAAACACCGCCTATTTGATTTCTACGCCTCTAAGTCCTGGGCCATCCTGCCGGACAGTTTGCAGGAGATGTATGACATCTATCGCACGGCCATCGAGCGCAAGGCACTGGATGTGGATTTCGACCCACAGGCGGTCTCGGCAAAAATTGGCAGGCCGTTGGATAATTCGCGTTCCGTAACCGTTCGAGATGGGGTGGCGATCCTCCCCGTTTCCGGCCCTATCTTCCGTTACGCAAACCTATTCACGGAAATCAGTGGCGCCACCTCAATTGAAGTGCTTGCGACAGACTTTCGCCGGGCGTTAGACGATCCAGCAATTCAAGCAATCATTCTGGAGATCAACTCGCCCGGCGGCGAAGTCGACGGAACATCGGAACTCGCTCAACACATTTTCGAGGCGCGCGGCCAGAAGCCAGTAGTTGCCTACGCAAGCAACCTTTGTTGCAGCGCAGCAATGTGGCTCGCGAGCGGCGCCGATGAGATCGTTGTGGCTGACACGGCTTCGATAGGTTCCATTGGAGTAGTCGGAGGCGTGCGGTTAAGCAAAGAAACCACGGTTGTTGAG